AGACACTATTCCGTTAAAGGTAACAGCCGCACAATTTAGCGTAGATAAAACAATACCTAATTTTAGCATACCTTTTGCCGGTCTTGGTAAAGGACAATCTAAAACGATAGCGTTAGATACGGGTATGGCCACTAGGAGACTATCTCTTAGTGGAGTTATTACTGAAAGTTCTTTGAAAAGAAGCCATACTTTAGTAGACCCTAACGATAGCACTTCTGCTGTTAAAAGTTTAGATTTTACAGCACAGGAAATAGCGCAACTAATTGCTTCGGGTGTAGATGCTACGGGATTAAATGAATATCAAGCCTTTCAAGAACTAACTATTCTTATTGATTCTAAAGTAGATAAAGACTATGCCCAAAGAGCAAGCACTACTCAAATACCTTTTACTTTTAAGGCTAGAGGAGATGCCGGAGAGTTAGATAATAAAGGGGCTTTTTTAGGTGAAAGTTTTCCTACTAGTTCTACAAGCACAGGGTTAAAGGGATTCGTTTCTAGTTTTGGTTTTACTCTTTCTGCTGAAACAATTGACATCGAATTTACTATGGATTTTACCATAGCAGATGTATTACCTTGAGGTGAATAAATGTATAATGTATTTGTAGGAAAACAAAGAGGTTTGGTATTTCCTGTCATGTGTAATGGTTTTGTTACTATTGATTATGCTGAAAATATACCCGATGCCGGAACTTCTAGCGATACTACTGATGATGCTACTTATGGAATATGGGCGCATACAGGTTCGTTTACAATAGAGGCAATAGTAACTCCTTATGATATAATGGGGGCGGGAACTAATGTTAGTGGTCAAGCGGCTGTTCCTAATAGATTAACTTCTAAGAAAATATTTCCGGCTCATTTAGTTACAGAAACTAATGATGCTGTTCTACAAGGAGAGACATATTTAGATAAAACTGAAAGAGATACACATGAAATGGCTCTTTTTCACAGCACTAATTTTTCTTTGTTTTTGGTAAATGAAGCGTTGAATTCGGATTTTACCGGAACACACCCTAACTCTATGACAGGTAGAACTAGAAACAATCCTGCTAGATATAAAATTAAGGCTGAAATAAAAATTGGAAGTAATGCTGTTAGGACATTTACTAGTCCTATTGTAATAGAACCTAATCGTTCTTCTTTTGTTAAATATTCAAGTGCTGACGATTTAACTGGGTTAGTAGGTGGTAGAACGGAATATATTAAAATTGGGGATGCTACTTCTATTTCTGCTAGTGGATTAAATGACCCCGCTTTAGGCTATGGTGGAACAGAACAGGTAAACTTCTCTTCATTAGATAATACAGAAGTTCCTCTCGCTAGTGGTGGCAAAACAGATATATTCATAAGACAAAACTCACAATACATAAACATAGGATTTCCAGTTGCTAAGTCAAGCACTAGGCTTAATTTCCCAAATAATAGTATTTCTTCGGAGAACGAAGCGATAATAAATGCAGGTTGCGAAGTGTTTGTTAGAGGAAAGGCTGACCCCGCTTATGTAAATAATTCATTTCATATAGCCTGTTCATTTGATAATACTAGTAGAGAAGTTTCCATTTATCTAAATGGGTCTAGGATATTAAAGGAAATTCATCAAGATAGTGGTGATTTTATCTTTGCTAGAGAAAACTTGTATCTTGGTGCTAATGGTGGTGGAAGCACTGGTGCTGCTTCTGCTTCTACAAATAAACAATTTATGGGAGAGTTTCATGAGTTATCAATAGTAAATAAGAGAAAGGATGTATTTTCTACTTTGACTAATCTTACTCCAACTTATAGTGATGCTTTAGTATATCTTAGATTTGAGGAGGTTGATGAGTAGTGCCATTCAATATAGACCCTTCAGCCCCTAATCAAGTTAATGCCGGAAAGTCCGAAGATACTCCTACTAATACTAAGTTTAGAAATACAAGTAGCGTCACGAATGGGCATTTTGTTTCTATAATCGTTATGGCCGATGATAGTCTTAGTGCCAGTATGACTATAGGTACGGAACTGAGTAATGATGCTACCACTAAGGGATTTAGAATAAAAAGTGATTCTACTTTGACATTTAGTAATTTTGATACAGTAGACTACTTTGTATTAGTTCACTCCGATGATGATAAGAAACACCACTTTGCTAAAGTGACTAATCTAATTGTAGAAGATGACGGTAATGGAACTAGCACTTGCGATGCTTTTGAGTTTGAGCCAAAGTTAGGAAATGAAATACCGAAAGGGACAAAGTATAGAATCATTACAGGAATAAATGATACTAATAATAAAATAGTTGCTTTATCGGTAGGGCTGAAACAACAGGATGATAGTGCTAATTTAAAAAATGGAGCAGTTTGCGCTAGACCACTGTTTTATTTCTTTAATGATAGGCTAGATAAAAAGAACGAACTAGACCACAATACTAAGTATTACGCTTTAGGAAAGATGGGAAGTTCTACTACTGTTACTATTGCTCAAGACCCTAACGACGGAATAACTTTTAGAACAGTTTCGGACTTTGGTAAAAGGATAGTAGACTACAGTAAGTATTCTTTAGTTGTCAATATGACAGATAAACTTAGAACATTAGATGAAAGTAGCGGTGGAAACAATACCTCTAATGAAGGAGGTACTGTTACTATTGATTACAATGTTTACAAAGATGCTTACATAAACGCTAGAAGAAGTAGTGATAATTCTATTACAACTAGAGATACTTTAGGACAGACTAGATATTTACACTACGATTTTTCTCCCGAAAAGTGTAATAATATATTAGCAGTAATAGATAATGAAACTAGAGATTCTATTAATCAAGGTAGTTTTTCGGAAACTAGAATAATAGATAATGGAAGAATAATGAATAAAAAAATAAATGTGTTTGACCCATATAGAATTAGAAATATACTACACAGGGCTAACTTAGATGACTTTGTAGAACTTAAGGCTTCTTTTGTTTCCGAAGCATCTACAAATGTCTTTAATATTAGAACTGAATATGATTTAGGAACAGTTCTTAATGCAGGAGATGAAGTAAAGATACAAGATAAGATAATGCTAGTATCTAGTATAGGTTCTTTTACTAATCCGGCAACACTACAAACTTTAACAGTTAGAGCAGAAAAGAAAACTGAAAGTGGTCAGTTGTTTTCTTCATTAAGTTTTACCCCTACTGCTGATGATATTCTTTCAAGAAGGGCGTATAATCCTACTGATAATACTATTATAACTACAATGAACTTAATGAATAGAACTGACAACATTGAAATTGCATTTAATTCAGCAAACGAAAGTAGATTATTTGCTAGTATTTCAGCAATAGATGAAGATAAATCTATGATGACTCTTTCTTATACAGGAGATAGTTATTATTCAAATCCTTTAGAATTTATTAGAGGAGAATATACGATATATTCCCTAAAGTTTGATGGAGAAGTAGAACAAATAAATACCTCTAAAGAAAGTTCTCAAACTTTCTTAGATATAAAAGGAAGAGATAAACTAAACAAATTACTATCTCCTATTATTAACAAAGATACTACATTTAGCGAAGATATTATTTACTCTAGCAATAGTCCTACTAACACTTTAATCTTGGCAGTTAATTTAGGTAGTGGGGTTGGTGCTGCTAATGTAGGGAGTACATTTATTGAAACAGGTCAGTCTAGTGGTGACTTTGCTTCGGCACTAGCAATAGGAGATAAAATATTTACAGAAAGGGGCTACATAGGACAAATAACAAGTATGCCCACATATGGACTGGATGGATTTAATAGGCTGACCATATCTACGGGATTGCTTTCTTTGGTTATAGCCGGAGAGAATATCTATAAAGAAAGTGAGAAAAACTATATGTTTAGTAAAGCATTAGGTTCTTCTAATTTCGCTAGTTCCTCTCCTACTTCTTTAGTGGGTTCAGCAGGTAAGGGATTAATTTTTACTGCGGGCAATACAATAGATTCTACTGGGGCTGAAGTTTCCGCACTTCCGAACACTAGTTCTAATTCCCATGAAAAGGCGATAGGATATGAAATAAACTCTCCTAAGAATATAAAATTAGACAGTGCGTTTGAGTGCGTATTAAAAGATGAAATCTTAGGGGCTTCAAACATTACACTTACCGGAGGGGCTACAACTGATGGTAGCGCAAATGTAACTTATACCTCTAATACCAATGTGCAAGTTGGGATGTTTATTAGTGGAACAGGAATACCCCCTAATACTAGAATTAGTGCTGTTAATAGTGCCACCAGTTCTACTTTAACTACTACCGCTACTGCTTCCGGCTCAAGCCTTACATTTACTCTTGGGTCAAAATCTACTTTTGATACTGTTAATACTTTAATAGACTTTGAAATAGTTTCTACTTCTAAAAAAGATAATGTTACTCAAATAGAATTAGCACCTTATGTTCCAATTACACTGGGCAGGTCTATTGATTTTCAAGGCATAAAGGAACAACGAATAGAGCAAGAAACTAGCGTTGCTTTAACTGTTACGGCCAACAAAAGTTCCGGAGAAATTGTTGTAGAAACGACTAATACCGGAGCAGGATTTTCAAACATAAAGATAGGAGAACCGTTGTATGGAAACTGTTTTCAGGGTTCACAAACAGAAGTAGAAGGTTTTATTGGATATGTAGTAGATATAATAAAATTTGAACAAAAGGCTAATCATATTGCTAGTGGTAATCCTGCCACCAATACCACCACTTATCAAATCTTAGTAGATAGAAATCAAAGTAGTGCAGGAAACAGAATAGATTTAGATATAGGTGATGAAATATTAGTTTCTACAAGAAGCAGAAATCATGTTAATTTATCTAATACTGCACATCTATGGGGAGGAAAAATATTTTCTATACCTCATCAAAAACACATTTCTACTGGTCTAGTTCCTTTTAATGCAGTAAGAACTTCAACTACTGATTTTATTTCGGAGTTTGGTAATCCTTATTACAAAACAATTAATGTAGATACTTTTAGGCTTGGAACAGAAGACCTACATTTTGATAATGTATTCGGGTCACTTAGTTTTGATTTTGCAGGAAAATATAGCGGAAGAATGTCTCCTATTAAGAAAAATTTTACTTCATATAAATTCTCACCAAGAGTAGGAAATATGTCTATAACTGAAATAAACCAAAGAGGGTCTAATGAAGAGATGCCCTATGATAAAAGAGGCCATGTTAGTATTTACGGCTCCAATATATCTAATATGAGAAGGCAGGGTAGAGACTTGACTACTAGTTTAATACATCCCGATGTTAGGGCTAGTAGAGATACCCTTGGAAGAAAGTATCTTTTTGAAAGTGTAGATGACTCTTTTCCAAGATTGTTTTTCTATATTACTTCTGACCTTCTACCGTATTCTTCACTTAGAACAGACAGCATTTTTCACGAAGACGGTAGTAGTAATGCTACTAAATCTTTAACAGACTATAAATTATTTTTAACAGATAACTCTAATAAAACCGATTCAGGGGGTAATTTAATACTAAAGGACAATAACTTTCAAAGTTTATCTTTTACTACTAATAGTGATATTACTAAACTAAAGCGTTTTGGATTAATGAGATTAAC